AGCAAACCCAGTTTTTAAACCGTAATCGGATAGGCAAAGTAAATTCACGCTAATATCTCCTTTATTTCCATTAATCTTTATTATTTTCCAGCAACAACTACTGAAATTCCATTATCCCAATAAAAATCTACTACAGAAAATTTAGCCTTAAGTTCTTCTGCAGAAATAATCCGCAAGTGTCCGGTAGCATCCCCCACTCTAGTTTCTTTACCATGTTTAGTGGCATCGAAGGCTCCTTCTGGATTAATTTCTTCTGAAATTGGCATAGAAACTACTACTAAATCTCCATGTTCAAAACAAAGTTTTAGAGTTTTCTCGAAGTCTAGGACATGTTCAAGAACTTCGGTGGCTACAATTACTGCGTAATGGGTACAATTTTCTAAGAAGTTAGTAACATCATCTTGAAAGTAAGTAACATTATCTAATTTTGGGGAATTTTCTATGGCTACTGAACTAATTTCTACTGCGTCTATATGCTTAGCTAGTTCAGAAATATGTTTAGTCATTAAACCATTTGCACTTCCCAACTCTAAAACTTCCCTACCAACTAAATCTAAACTCTTTAGATATTCTACAATAGCGTTGAATCTGTTTATTTGGTGCGGACTGCGATACATTGATTGCTGCCAGTTTGTACCGGCGCGGGTAGCAAGATCATCATAAAACTTCTCTAAATCCTTTACCGTAAGAACCTTTTCCAGTGTTTTCATCCTAACTCCTTAAATACCCTATATAGTCTTTGAGCAGTGTGCTTCCAAGTAAACTTTTCTCGAACAACTTTAGCTGCAAGCTGACCTTTATTAAAAACTTCTTCTCTATTGTTATATGTGTGTAACATTAGATATTCTAAATGCTCTACACTAGGCACAGCATATCCAAAACGATCCCCCCAGTGGCTGCCTACACTTCCAGAAATAGTGTGCTTTAGAGCGTAACTATAACTTTCATCTAAGTAATCTTCTGGCCCGCTCCAATTAGTGCAGATAGTAGTTGTACCACAAGATAAAGCCTCTAAAGGACTTAACCCAAATCCTTCCCCTTGAGTAGGATATACAAAACAGTCTGCTTGGCGCATAAGTTCTGCCATCTTAGCTTCAGGCCAAGTCTCGTTAATAATTTTAATGTTCTCTGTTTGAGGTAAGCCTATCGGGAGTCTAGATACAGACTTAATAATTAGTTGGGCATCTTTATTATCTTTGAATAATTTATTGAACGTAGTATAAACTAGGCCAGGACTTTTTCTACCATTTAGAGTTCCCGAAAGTAGAAAGGTAAACTTACCTTCATTCATACTTTCCTTAGCTGCGTAAATAGTTGGATCTACACCTAAGTTAATTACATAAGTAGGAGTTTTTGCCCCCGCTGCAATCCATAGACGTTGATTGTGGGTACATGGTACGAATCTAACTTCTACAGAATTAATTCCAGATTTCCAAGCATTAGGAATCTTGTCAAATTCCCACATACTCCACCCAATTCTTTTACGTTTACATTTAGGTACTGAAGAAAAAGAATCTGGTTGAGAATATCTAATCGAATAATGAGCTGATTTATGAAAACCATCATTGACTAATGCAATAGTCCTAGGATTTAGTCCGTCTAATTTTAAATTACTCCAATTTTTACTTGTGTGCACCGAAATTTCTGGGTGTTTATCCATTGCTAACAAGATCTTCTCCCCAGAATTTCCATAACCATCATCAAGTCTATAAGTAGAATCAAAGTTTACAATGAACATATCTTATCCCAGAACTGAGTTGGTGCCCGCCGCAACTGAATAAACACAAAGTCTCTATCTTTGTAATCCCAAGGGTAACTTAAAAATCCAATTTTATTATTAACTAAAAGTTGACAATGAGCACAGTATGCTTCAGCTACCGCTCTCCCAAAGGGCTCAATCCATCTAGGCTTATGTACAAAATATTTAGCTAAATGATAGTAACGATGAATCTCTTCATAAGGAACTTTATTTTTTCCCCCAAGAAATTTAAGAGTGGGGAATTCTTGTTTGATTAAGTCGGAACCTTTATGCCAAGTATCTTCTCCGACTGCAATATACATTTCTTCTTTCGGTCCAGCATACCAAAATCTATCTACGTTAATAGGACTAGGTTGCAAGTGAATCTTACTTTTATCTAAATCCATATACTTTAAATATACATCTCTGTGTAAAGGACTTAAGAAAATATTTAATAAAGAATTCTGAAACATGCCTGTGTAGAAATCTAGGGTATCTTTACAAGTTATATTACAATCATGTTCAGTGGCGTGGCGGTGTTTACAAAAAGAATAGTCGTGCTCATATTTAATATACTTCTGAGTTTCAATAATCCATGCTAAGTCAGATTTCTTAAACAGCCCAGTATTATTTAGAATTAAGAGGTTGCCGTCAAGTTCATTTCTATTAAAATTTTCTGGGTAGATAGAGGTTACTTGCATAGGTGCAGAGGCAATCATATACTCATTGGTAAGTTGTGCTCCACCTAACCACTGAGAGGCTTTAAAATCATGTATCCAATATACCTTCATACTACTCCTTGTAAGCTACGATTACAAAATCATCCCGAAGAATACCTAAACCGTGAACAATATATTCTGGGATAGATTCTGCATAATAATTTACTTCTACTTTAAAACCTGCATTAACCAGCCTATCTATAAAATCCCAGCCATAGTATCTAACATGATCATTTTGCCCAAAACGTTTTTCCCGTTCAAGCTTATCAGTTACAGTAAGATCTTCATCAGTAATTGCACCTTTGATTGGGACATGTAAAAAGGCTGTTGCCCCATGTTTAAGAACTCTATAAAGTTCACTAATAGCCGCGAAGTCATCAGTAACATGTTCTAAGACGCTATAACAAATAATCACATCATAAATTTCACTAGGAAGATTTGTATGTTCTATATTACCCTTGATAGTTGCTTGGGGAGCCTTCAAATCAAAACTAGTATAATACATATTAGGGAGCTTGTCAAGGAATCTTTTCCAGCAATATTCTGGGCCAACCTCTAGAATTTCTAATTTCCTATCAAAGAAGCCATGATCATACATGTAAAGAAATAGCAGGCGATGGCGTTCTTTGGAAGTACACTTTGGACAGAAGGCATTTTTTCTTTGGGTGGGTTTGGGGTGCTCATAAAACTCACCCCCTTCCCAACCACAAAATGGACATCTTACCATATAGTTTCCTTTTCTTATTATAACATACTTACAGATTTTGTCAAGTAATGTTCCGCTATGCCACTACGGGGAGGAGTACCTGGCACAGAAATTGAACCAATAATTATAGCTCCAGAGATAGTTACATCTCCACCACCAATAGTAATCTCAGGGAGAATTTCTGATAAGAGCTGCATTCCCCCATTAGCATTTTGTACATAAAATTCAGTCATTTGTTAAACTCCAGTTTCATTGGTGTTTTTATGAAACCCATGCAGGGGAGAAAATCTCCCAGGATGTAAACGATTCTTTAATAGTAATTCTAATTCAGTTAAATCCCTGGAGATAGAATCATCTCTAGATCTAGCTCCCTGAATATTAGAATAGGCAATCTCATCATCTTTCCAAGAAACTACGTCCCACACTGAATCATACGCATGGGCAGTTTTTAGAATAATTACAGCTTGTAACAAAATTACTGCCTCATCACCAGCTTCTACTACAGGGGGTTCAGTTGTACTATAAGTAAGTGTAGTACTTCTCTGAACATTATAATCTGTAGTTGGCACATATCTATTATGCCATCTTCTGCCTAAAACTTTTACAGCGGCAAGAAGAATTGAGTCTAGTGTTTCATCAGTGTATGTATAGGGACTAGTTATATCATAAAGAAATACCCTCAAATCTGGTAATAAGTATCTAATATCTACTTCTCCCATTGGTACTCCTAACTATTCTGTTGAATTTCTTCTAAACGAAGCTCAATTTCTTGAACAGTTTTTGCTGGGCGATTGGATTCCTTGGCAGTTTTTAGCATTCTTTGGAGAGTTGTTTCAGAAGTAATATCTCGCAAAGCTTTCCGCATAGTAAAGAAAGGACTAGTAACTAGCTCTACTAGTTGTTCATCAGATAATGCGTTAGTATAGTCTACTTTAAATTCTGTTCTGTTTTGAGCTAAAACTAGACTTCCCTTTTCAATTAATCCCTTATTGAACTGTTCAAAATATTTTACCTCAAATGGAGTCCATAGAGAAATTTCCAGTTCTGAAGCAGCAGTATTTTTTGGATCACCAGAAATAAGTACCTCAGCCCTTTCTCCTGAAAATGGATCAATAACCCTAGCAATTACTTTTCCCACAATAGCCTTACGATACACTTTTACAGGCTCACCCTGTTCTTGGGCCAACATAATCGCGGCCACAACATTATTCTCTACAATATTTGGCATTTTTTCTCCATAAATAAAATAATAAATAAAAGGGGGAAGGGGTTTTTAACTCCCTTCCCCCTTTTATTTTCCCTACTATTTAACTAATGTTATACTAAATCATTTTCCATAGAATACTTTAAACATTCTTGCGCAACTGCTTTTATATCCTCGTCAGTTATTTCCGCGCGAAGTTTAAGATATAATTCTTGAGGATAGTTTGTCTCATGTAACTCTTTTATAAGTTTACATAATGCTAACTCTTCTTCAGTATATGTTCTCCAGTTACCCGTCTTATCAGACGAGATGGATAACGTACACGCCTTCGGCGTTATCTACGACTAGACCCCATTGCTGATCAATAATGTTAATCATAACTTGGGGTAAAGTTACAGTCTTATTATCGCTAATAAGTTCAGACTATATTATCATCCTATTTCTAGGAGTCGCCTCTAGTGCTTAAGTATATTTAAAGTCTATCTTATATTTCATACTCTCAATAAGAAATGGTTCTACTAATAAAGCAAATTTTTTCGCATTCTTAGTATTACAGATTAACCTATATTTGTTTTTATCTTTTGCCACCCTAAAGAAAATATCAAAATTTGAAATGAACCATTCTTGTATAAGTATTGCTTCTACTTCAGAGCAATAAGTATTTAGGCTTATCTCTCTAGAATGTATCTTTCCATTTCTTTTATGGTGGATTATATTTCCATCATCCATATACCAAATTGCTATAAGTTGCGGATCTAGCATACGAGATAAAACACTTTTGGAAATATACTTTTTTCCGTTTTTATATAAGTATCTTCTTAAACATTTAAAATATTTATGATAAAGTAAGATCTTAACACCCGGATAACCGGAATTATTAAATTCTTGAACTATAACATTTTTATTAAGAATTTTTCTTAATAAATCCGCTTTATACTTTATATACTCTTTTTGTTTAAGACTGTGTATAATCTGTAATGTTGCTTTATTATCACTTCTTAGATAACCATCCCCTAATGAGAGTGCTAATAAGATGTTCTTGTCTTTTTTATTCATATTTATCCTGAACCAATTGGTTCAGCCTCTAATTTAACTTAAGCTAGTCGTTGGACCTTCTCCATTTGAGGAGCTTGGCTGCTGATTATCTGCAACTAAATATTTTCAGATTCCGTTTAATCTTTCGATTTCCGGTTACTAATTTAGTATTCTCAGAGATTCCAGCAATTTAAGCGATTACTAAATACCTGTTACCAGATATTAAGCACTAAGTTCTTGGGGGCCAAGAATGTTTCTAAGAATTGGAACATATCTATCTAGATCTTTATGAACTTTAGCGTGACATTTTCTGCAAAGAGTTACTAGATTACTTGGAATAGAATTCTTTTTATTACAATCTATGTGATGAATAACTAGTAAATTTCTTTTTCCACAAACTTTACAAACTTCATCGCGGGCTTTAATTTCTTTTCTAATTCCTTCCCATCCAGAAGAATATCCAGGCTTTCTATAAGATCTTCCATCTATATAACTAGGATGTTCACTACCTGATTTAAAAGTTGGAATAGATTCTCTTTGAGTTCTAGACCACTTTCTTCCTTTTGCAGCTTGTGAAATCTTCTGTTTAGTTTCTTCTGTATGGTATTTTGGGCCATTAGCTGTAGAGGTTCTTTTAGCTTCCTCAGATAACTCCAGCCCCATTCTTTGAGCTTTATACCTTATTGCTTGTGTAGATCTGTGGGGAAGATACTCTTGACATTTAACCGTACCTTCGTTTGGATAATGTCTCTGTATCAATTCCATCTCCCATAGTTCCCAGCCTTTAGCAACTCTAGCTCTTGTTTTTACTTCTTTAGTTTTGAAAAGATTTAAAGCCTTTGCTCTATATTTAATTTGTTTTGCAGAAAACTGTCCGTTAAAAACTTCTACCAATTCTTTGTTTGTTTTTTCTGAATATAATTCCTGTAAAACTAAGTCATCCGCCTCAGAAAAAATTCTTCTTGACATATTAGACTAATCGAATTACGTAAATGCCCTCGGCATTATCCACGATTAATCCCCAACTTTGAAATGCTTCTAGTACAAAATATGGGGGTGTAGGTTCCATCATTGTGTATTCTTTCCATTGAGGATCACCAAAAGTAACAAACTCACCCGCATTATTACCAATAACTAGAACATAGTCTTCAGGAAGTAATGCTGTGTTAGCTTCTGGGTTATTCCAAGTTTGAGAAAGACCCACAATGTTATTAACTCCACGATACTTACCAATCCAACCTTCACTAAGAGCTTCAGTTAGGATCGGATCTGACATTTGCTTATGCGAATCATAGGTTGCATATCCAGCAAATTCAGTAATTGGGAGTAGACTATTCTTAACACCTACAATAGCGCGAACACCCCCAGCTCGATAATTAATTCTATCAATTGCAGCGTCTAGGGCGGTCTTAGTTAAATCCCCAGAAACTTCTGCATAGTTATCAGGAGTATTAGTTGCTCCCCATACAGTTGAAAGTAAAGTAAAAACTTTACCTGCATAGAAATCAACTAGCTTAGAAGTCATTTCTTGGCGAATTTCCTGTACAGTCCCGATTTCGCCACGTTCAAGATCCCAAAGGTTGCACATAACTTTAACAATGTTTCCCTCTAAGATATAATTCACGCGGTCAGAAACTTCGATCTCATCAGCTAGGTGGACTGTGCCAGGTACAAATCTACGTACTTTTACATTCGGTTTACGAAGTTTCTTAACTAGCATATCCCCAGGCATGAGGCTGCGGGTATCTAGAAATAAAGAAATCAAGTCCGTGGTTAGATGATTAGGCTTAATCCATTCGATAATTACTGAAGCTAAGTCTCTACGGGAAGCTTCGTCCCGTGTAAGTGATGCTAGAGCGGTTTTAACTTGTTCGTCAGTCATCTCTTATGTCTCCTTATAGAACTCTTAGGGTTAGTGTAAGAGCTGCTGAATCATAATCTTCTACTTGGGCAATAGTCCCAGTAGCATCATATTGTGGCTTACCAGCGTCCGCACCAGAGTAAGCAATACTTACGCGAACTCCTCGGGCATAACTTGCACTATCCACAAAGTTACCACTAGTAAGAGTAACTACAGAGTGGTACGGGAATAATCTTACATAAGTTCCTGATGGAATTGTAGAACTATCTCGAAAGCCAGGATACAGCATTGAAAGTTCTACATCACTAGGATCATTCGCTGGGCGATCAAACCCCTTGCGAAGTGCCCATGACATAGTGGGCGTAGGAGTGTAAAATGGCGGGTCAATATTTGTCGGGGGCCATGCTACACAAACGCTAGCTCTAAGAGCAGTAGCTTCCGTTGAAGGAAGTCGTACTCCATATACGTCGTCCTCTGAGCTATCAGTAAGATAAACGAATCTACCTTCGCTGATATCTTCAAGAGTGTATCCGCCGTAAATTTCTAAAAATCTATTAATACGCATTATAATTATCCTCCGATATGCTTTTCAAGGGCTAACTTGAAAATACTTAAGGGGCTCTGTTCTTCACCACTTGGGATATGTGGAATTACTGAAGCTTCCTGTTTTCGTGAAGAAACCAGGCGTTTAACTACCTTAAGTTGACTATCTGTTAATTCAACTAATTCTTCTAGATCCCTCTTAGGTAAGTCCCCAAGAAGCTCAATAACCACGCGACTGCGCTCAGTGAAATTCTTGTACTTACGTAAGGTTTCTAGTTCTTCTTGTAAAGTCTCAAGTTCCGTCTTTGTTTCTTCTTCTGGAGAAACCTCTTTGATAATTTCTTCAGTAGGAACTTCTGGCACAACTTCTTCAGTTGGTTCAGTAACTTCTTCTGTCATAATTTCCTCGTTACTTGCAAAACTAGTTATGGGGGTGCGCCCGTCATAGGCAGGATACTTAACTAATGTTGCTGCTAATAATTTTGGATTTCCCAGCCAAATTGTTTTCCTAGTATCATCCACAATATCTTCATCATAAGATACTTCCCAAGAAATTTGGGCTTCACCCTTAGAAGTCTTGTCTTTAATCAGGGCAACATCAGCAGGGCGTTCCTCAGGCCAAAGCACCCCCTCACCAAAAATCTTATCCTCATCAATTTCAGCTTGAGTAATTGCACCAATAGGCTTGGCTTGATAATGATCCCCGATTGCTCCTTCAGACATTTTTATAGGCATAAAAACTGCTGATTGTGCAAAAGAGAAAAAATCCTCCCTACGAATTCCTACCCCATTAGCATTAGGTTTATCATCCGTAAGAACAAAACTTACTGTATTAACATAGGGATTATCCAAGGATGCACTAGATTTGGGAGATACTTTAATAGTGCTATTCAGGGTTATTCGTTTTGTCATCGTCACTCTCCGTATCTAGCTGTTCTTCAGTAGTATCATCTTCAGAAGTTACTTCCTCAGTAATAACTTCTTCAGGAAATAATTCTTGCTGAAGTTCTTTTTCTCTAACCCGCATGTACTGTTCGGTAGTAAAATCAAACCCAGCAATTTCAGCTAGACTGTTCTTAGAAATAACTCCAGAGGTTTCTAATCCCTGAGCTATTATTAGTAAATCAGAAAGTTCCATTAAATTCATTGGTGCAAAAGATACTGTTGGAACTTCTGAGAAAGAATTTTTTACTGCCATATCATAGAAAATACTACGTATAAAATTAATAAAGTCTTTTCTTAAAGCCTTCATTGAGTTCACTGGGGAAAGCATAGCTGAACTCGAACTGCCAGTGTTTGACTTGTCTTTTTCACCAGTCACTAAAAACTTTGGAAAACCCAGGCCATATAAAATCTCACGATTAATTTCATCATATTTATCAGTATTAAGGAGGGCTTCTAGAGGAGGAATTACCCACTCTAACTCAACTGTATGATTAGTAAATAATTGGAAAACTCTTTGTTTATTACTTGCAGTACTATTGGAATTAAACTCAGATTCTAATGCATCTAGAATATCATCGTCATTTTCTGTTAATGGATATTCGTCATTACCAACTTTAATGTGTAGAATTGCATCTATTACTCTACTAATAAGAGCATAGTCCATTGCACGTAAATTACGCTTATGAAGCAATAACTCTAAAGCAGCCATTAGATAAGGAACTGGATATGGTGTTCTAAGTAAAGGTTTCCTCCGTATGATGTACTTATTATTTAGGGGGATTTTTAACTCGCCCCGTTTAATTTTAGCTACAACATCAGGAAAGTTTTTCTTGATTAACTCAAACGTTTCTATATCTTCAGTTCCATCTGAATACTTGCCCCCACTTAAAATAAATTGGGTTTCTTCAGAAGAGAATGTCCACAAAGGTACAATATGATTTGGTAAAGGTGTTTCTTTTAGTTCTACTTTAGTTGGGTCTCTAATCCAAACATCAACTGGTACAACATAATCTTTCGAAAATCCAGTAGATAACTTTGGTAAAGTTCCCCATACAACATCTGGAACTATAAGTCCAGAAATATAATACTCTGTTGCCGCTACAGAAAGGAATTCAGTTAAATTATTTGCTACATATTTATAGAGTTCTACTTCTTCAGGAGTCAAACTCTTTGCAGTAATTAGAATTCCATTAATACCAATTTCAACTTGTTTATCAATTACAGATCTTACTAAGCCCTCACGTTCATAAAAGTAATAGCATAACTTAATAATGTCGTGCCATTTAGAGGGCATTTCAAATTTGTCAATTGTTAACTTAGACGCTGGAAAGATCGAGTAGGTCCAAGGATTAAATTCTGCAGCAGCACTTCTTCTTAGTGAAGATCTAATTACGGTGGTTGGCTGATCTGCTCTTATTTCTGTCATCGTCTTGACCAGCGGCCTCCTAACAGTCTAACATGCTTTTGTTTTACACTATAATCTTCTCTTATGTAAAGGGCATAAGAGAAACATAACAATGAGGCAAAAATATGGTCTTCTCCACGAAGACCACCTCCGGGGGTTCTAACTCTGAAAATTGCTTTTCCAGAAGGACTATTTATTGACTCAACTCGCTCTAATTCTGAAAGTAACTTATCGTCATTCTCGGAAAATGCTAGCTTCTTAGTATCTAGTAAGCTACGCAATTTTTCTACAGATAGATTCTTTGAAGGTGCCTTCAATACATTCCCGTCTAAGTCTGTGCCAAGTTCAACACTTTGCCCAAAATTTAATGGGATTAAACGTTTATCATATCCTTTATGAGCATACTTTCCAGAAGTGAGTTCCTGAGAAAAAATTAATCCAGAATGTCCTTCATCAATAGCTAGAAAAGAAAAACCATAGTACGTATCAAGTCTATCTAGAAAGGTAAGTTGCTTAGGATATTCTATCTGTTCCAACGTAATTCTTGCAAAGTTCAACCACACATCATTAACTAATTTGAATATAGAAATTACTGTTGGATCTACATACCCTAAATCTATACCACATGCTACTATATCTGATGGCTGAGGTAAAGAATCAAATAAGCGTAAAATTTTAGTTGGGTCTTCCTCTAAATCCTTGTTACTAATAGTAGCAGTAAACATTGGAAATTTACTAGTATTAATAGTTTCTCTACTAAATAGTCTTACTACTGGTGAAGCATGCTCGCCTAACACTAGGCGTTGGTAATCATCAGAATCTTCACCACCATATTGCTCTATATCGCGTTGTTTAGCTTCTTCGGTGTAACGAGGATTTTCAAAAGATGAAACTCGATGACGATTATACTGGGTAGAGATTTCATCAGTAAAGTAGAGCACATTATTTTCTCGCTCACCAGATGGAGTACCACAAACGAATACTTGAAAACCTAGCTCCCAGTTATTAATAGTTGGAAGTAATTCTACCCAGGTTTGCCAATTCAGGAATCCTGCCTCTTCCACGACTAAGAAAGAAGTATGTAAGCCAATAACTGTGGAGCCTGTTCCTTGAATACCCGCGATACGGCAGTCAAGAGTTACATCATTAGCAAACTGTAGATCATAAATCTGTGAGTTTACTGCGTGACGAAAGTGCTGTAAAAATGGATGTGATCCCAACCACTGTAATAATCTTCGCCAGATAGGAGATAGGTGAATTCTATTCGGAGTAACAATAGACATAACCTTAGAGGGAAAGAAATCATTAACAGCAAAATAGATTACCTTGTCAATAAGCGTTTCCGTCTTCCCGATGGCGCGACTTGCCCTGAAAGAAACAAAGTTACCACAATCAGCTAAAACTAGTCTCTGATAGGGGGTGTGTTCCCATAGTGGATCAACTTCTTTCCGCAAAAATTCTGGATTTAGAACTGGGTGCTCTAAAATCTCTAGAAGAACTAGCTCATTTAAATCAAGCTTTTTTAATAGTGCCAATAAACGCCTC